CGGTAGACCGTAGGCGAAGCACACCACGACCCGCGTGCCCTCCTCCGGAAAGGCATAAATGCCCATTTCCTCCCCACCGGTGGGCAGCGGTAAAGGAACGCCAGTGAGCGGCGGCATGGCCGGGTCTGGCTCATCGTCGGCACCGAGTACTTCGATGTCCACGGCGTAGCGCGGACGGAAGTCGTCGCACAGTCCTGCGTCCGCCGGCGCGTCGGCCACGGCGACCACCCGGGCGAATCGCGGAAGGTGATAACCACCGGTGAGTTCGGGGAATTGGCGCTCTACAGCGCGGCGGATTGCGTCTTCCATCGGATGGCCATCTGGTCATTGGCGAGCGTCACCGTGGTGATGCGCTCGCCGTTGTTGATCGTTGCACCTGGTCGCAACCCGGGAAGGGCCGCGACCATCGCGCTTTGGTTGCCCTGGTAGCTGTCAAACAGCTCCGTTGGGATTTGCAACGGCGCACGGGCGCCGAAAAAACTGTCGGCCCAACTGCCGGCGAACACTTCACCGTTGCCCAGCTGGTGCCAGGTGAAGTCGGGAATGCTGAACACTCGGGCCAGACTGTCCATCGCCTGGTATCCGGCGGCGAGGCTGTAGAAATACGGCGCCTTCACGCTGGCATAAGGCCGATCGGGAACGCGAAAGCGCAGCCCGGTCTGTTCGCTGACCTGGGCCAGCACGGCGCGCAGATCCACATGACGCAGATTCATCGGCATCGGGTTGGCCAGCACGGCAGCCAACTCACGGCAGAACAGCACCTGTTCGATCGCGTTGGCGGCGGTGCAGCGCTCGACGTAGCCGATAAAGTGCCGCTGCAGTGTGCCCTCGTTGTAGCCGATATCCAGCGTCACCAGCCCTTTCAGCGGCACAGGGGATTGAACTGTGAAGTTCGCCCGGCCGGGGCTGGTAGCGTCCAGCCTGACGTCCTCCTTGATAAGCGCGATCGGGGCGCCGTTGATGGAAAGTATCTTGTGCAGTTTCACGTCTGCTCACTCCCGCCCAGCCACTTATCCACACGTCCCAGCACCTTTTCAAAACCGCTCAGCGCGGGGTCGTCGTTGGTAGCGTCACCGGTACCGCCTTCGCCGACCGTGCTGCCCGGGGCGCCTTGGGCGTTGACCTTGTTGCCGGCGCGTCGTCCTTCGACTTTCTCTGGGTTCGATTCGCGTTCGCTTAGCGTGAATTGCACAAGCCAGGCTTTCAGGGTGTCCGCTTCCCTGGCACTGACGCCGTCGGAAAACTCCACCTGCCGCACGCCGAAGGCCTCGGCCGTGTCGTTCACGATCCGATACAGATGCAACTGACCGCCGCCGGCGGTGGCTTCAGCCATCCGCAGCAGATCGGTCAGCTGAGTCTTATCCACAAAGGGAATCATCAGTGAGACAGCCAGCGTCTTGGGTTTGAAGCCCTTGTGCGCCTTGTCCGTGTTGCTGGTCTGGCCGGACATGTCGCCGCTTTCGATTCGCAGGTTGGCCGTGACCTTGAGATTCTTGCCCTGGACTTTTTGCCCGTCGAGTAGCAGCGTCATAGGCCCACCAGTTCCTGCACGAAGCTCAGCCCTTCTTTGCTGCCGACCAACAACAAGCCGGCGCACTGAATCCATTCGTGGCCCGGGGCATCGCCGGCCAGCAGTTCGCGGCGTAATTCGCCGGCAGTGCCGGGGCCGATCATCCGCGCACGCATGCTGACGTCAGGATTGCCCCCGGCCAGCAGGTCTTTCAGGTCAGCCATTTGTTTATCTCGCCCCCGCTGCTGGGCGCTCTTGCGAGCTGCCAGCGCTGCCAGATCTGCCAACGGCGAGCTGTCGGCGGCGTAACCTTCCAGCACGGCTATCTGCCCCGCCATGGACTGTTTAGCGGCTTTGACCACCGTGCAACGGTCCAGCGGCAAACCCTGCCAGCGTGGCAAAGTACCGGCGCCGGGGATCTCCCACTTTTCGCTCTCCAGTTTCACCAGGTGTTGCGCCCTGCGCTCGGTGCGTACCAGGTCAGGGATCGGCAGCAGTGCATTGAATCGCGCCAAGCTGCTGGCCAGCTGTTCCAGGCGAGTGCCCAGGAAGAGGATCGACAGCGCGTATTGCGGCCCGGTCGGGCGCCCGCTGTCGCTGGCGTCTTCCAGTTTCTTGGCGAGATGTTCCAGCGCGTTGGGCGCGGACAGAAAGCGCTGATAGCCAGCGCCTTGGCCAACGCCGCTTTGAAATGGCGTCACGACCAGGCACGCCGGCACCTGCCCCATCTGCTCGGCCAGCGCTGCGCGTCCGGCGGCGATCGCATTTTTGGCAGCATCACCGACCGGCCCCGGGTTGGTGTTGGCCAGCCCGGTCAGTCCAGCTAAACGCTGGGCGGTGCTGGCCAGCTCGCCGCCGGCCAGATCCTTAGCCGCTGACAGCCCGCTCATCCACTGCGTGGCCTGCTCCGGCCAGCGCATCGTCACCGGTGCCCAAGTCATGCCGGCGGCGTCCAGGTGATGGCTTTCATTGCCTTCAGATCTTTATCTTTTTGTGCTTTCGCCACAGCTTGGCGCAGTGTCTCCGCGTGCTGCTGCGCCGCCTGCCGGAAGCGCACCAGATCAAGACTGACTTTCTGCAATTGTTCGATGGTGTGCGGCCGGAAAGTCATTACCTGATGATCGTCATAACATGGGTAAACATCGTCCATACCCAGCAGCACCTGGCCGTTGAGATTCACCTGGTCATCGATCGCGCTGCCGTAGCGGTATGGCTCACCCAAGGCGCTGGAGTTAAAACCGCCGGCGATGTACGCCGCGCAGTCGTTGGCGATCGCTTGTAGTTTTTTGTCCCGGAGTGCAGCCATTACGGCTTCAATGTCGTCAGCCCATTCGCCGTCCTTCCAGACTTGGTTCGGCCCGGGTTTCTTCATGGTGAAGCCCGCAGGCACCGCTTCGAAACCTTCTAACGCTCGCGGCTCGCCGGTGTCCGTGCTGTACACCACGACGCCGCCGAAGTAGTCCACCAACTGCCAGGCCTTGCCGTTCCACCATGCGGCTTTGTGTTCCAGAATCGCGGGCGGCGCCGCTTCGACGCATCCGCCAGGAATCAGATAAACACCTGGCTCCAGCGGCGATTCATCAGCCGCTACCGCACCAACGAAAATGCCGAGGTGGTCGGTTTGATAAACCAGTTTCTCAGTCATGCTTGATCTCAATACTTAATGCAGAAAAGAAGGGCCATGTTCTTCGGCCGGGTTTCAGCTCCGCCGGCTGCGGCCACGGTCACGCCGTGGGTGTGGTTGCCACCTCCGCCAATACCGACGTTGTGCGCGTGATTACCCGCGGCATCCATTCCGACTGTGTGTTGGTGATGGCCGGCCCATGATGTTTCTTGAGCACCAGCGGCCTGCCTGATGGTGTTCGGCCCCCCCGCGCCCTGGCCGATACCCGGTGCACCTGGCGCACTGTGGGAGTGGTTGCCCTGCGCATCAGTCCAGGCACGGTGAGCATGGTTACCCTGTGCGTCCGTCCATGCGCCGTGAATGTGATCCCCCACAGCAGCGGCCGAGGCCGTATGTGCGTGGGAATGAATCATCATGTCCTGATACGCGCCGAACGCTCGGCCGGGATCCAGCCCGCGCCCATCGTCCCAGCCGCGAGGGAATAAACCGCGCATGTCGGGCAGATTGAATGTGGTTGAACCATCACCCTCCCCGTAGTGCGTACCAAGCCAAGCGAAGAGTTGTGCGAACGTGCTACGCGAGACGGCCGCACCATTGCACTTCAGCCATCCCGTCGGGGCGGCGGTCATTGCAAACGCTGCCACCATGCCGGTCATTGAATCCCCGACTTGTTTCTGGAGTTTGTTGAGTGCCGCCGTAGATGCCACGATCTCGCTGCTGTTGGTTGTTGGATCGTCGCTGATGGCGTTGGGCAAGTTGCCCAGTCCGACGTCTGCTTTGGTCGTGGCCCGGGCACGCAGCTGTGGATAATCGCCGGTACGAGAGGCGAGATATTTGATCAACGCACCGCCGACTGGCTCGGCGTCCCGCAAATCCACGATATTGCTGGGTGAAATGAAATCAGCGATCGGCACGCAGTAATGACGTACGCCGGCAGCATCGGTGTAATCGGCCTGTTCACCGAATACCACTTTCCACACAGCCACCCGATCGTTCAACTGACGCTCAAGACAAACGTCCAGACATACCTTGCCCACAGGAACGACACCCGGGACCGCTTCTGACTTCGCAATTGCCACGCGGATGCCTTCGACGTAGGCCATGCCACCATTGATCTGGTAGCCGATGTCTGTCTTTTCGAACATCAGCGAGTTACTGAAAAAGAACGCACGCCCGTAGAGGTTGCGATTGCTCAGACGCTCGCGCTCATCGATGCCGGCAAGGCGCACCGTGAAGTCATGCTGCCAGGTGCTGGCATCGATCTTGATGCCGGTCAGTTTCATGGCGCCGTCGAAGGCCACCAGAAAATTGCGGGTGACGTTGTTGCCGATCTGCTCCGGCGGAATGTTCCTGCGCTTCTGTTGCAGAGGCACCGACGACGCGGCGAACAAGATGCCGTCGGCGTCCTCAAGC